ACACGAGGTGAAAAGTCAGATGGTTACGATAGATTAATAAGAGTTAGATTACCTACTATTGAAGGATTAGCAGTACATTTAAAGGTTAATCGAGATACGATCTATGATTGGGAAACAAAATACCCAGAATTTTCCGACATTTTAGGAGAATTACGAGCAATTCAAGCAGATAGACTACTAAACAATGGATTATCAGGTAACTATAATCCAGTTATTGCTAAGGTATTATTGACCAAGCATGGATATAGAGATTCACAAGAAGTAACAGGACTTAATGGTAAGGATCTAATACCAGAATCTATTAGTGCAGAAGATAAAGAGAAACTACTAGGACTACTCAAATAAACTATGACTAAAGAAGCCTTATCAAAAATGATTGATGGAAAGCCTTATGAACGAAAGTTCTTAGCAGAACAATCTTTTGGGCTTTTTTGCGTATATTACTTTAGTGACTATTTCAAATACGCATTAGCAGATTACCACTACGACTTCTTTCAGGATTGCCACGATCTAACAGATAACAAGATACGAGAGGTAGCATGGATTGCATTTCGTGAATCAGGTAAGACGAGTATAGCTAAGCTATTTGTTATATGGCTTATTGCCAATAAGAAAAGGTTATATATCAACATTGATTCGTTTGATAAAGAAAACGCTGAACGTATTCTATTTGACGTTGCCTTTGAAATGACAAATAACAAGCGATTGCAGGCTGATTTCGGTGTTCTATTCTCTAAGGAGCGTGGGATCAATGACGTTAAGCAAAGTCGTATCAATAACTTCGTATGTGCGAACGGAGTGCGTGTAGAGGCACACAGTACACAGGAATCAGTACGAGGGCGATTACATGGACACCAACGACCAGATTGCCTTATCTTAGACGATATTGAGACTAACAAGACTAAGGATAGTCAGGCTTACACGAAACAGGTAGCAGATCATATTTCAGAAGCTATGGCTGGTATGTCACCCGATGGATTCATGCTTTATCTAGGTAACTACATTACCGAGTATGGAAACATAAATAAGCTATTTGAACGTGCTAAAAACGATCAAGGGATTAGAGTACGCAATGTTCCAGTTATACTACCGTCAGGATTGCCCGCCTGGGAGGCAAAATACGCCCTTACAGACGTTGAAGCTAAAGAAACAGGGAAAGTATCAATCGAGGGAAAACAAACGCAGCTAGGCTCTCTTGTGTTCTCTTACGAGATGATGAACAAGCCAATAGATGAGCTATCTGCCGAATTTAAGAAGCAACACGCTCAATTTGAGGTAGAGGAGAACGTAAAACAAAAGGAAACGACATGCTATGTAACAATCGACAGTGCTGTATCTGAAAAGGAAAGTGCAGATTACACAGGTATTACAGTAAACAGGATCTCAACAGAGAATAAGTGGTATCTAAAGACTTACAGGATGAAGTTTAATAGTAAGGATCTTATTGATCACATATTCTACATACACGAAACGTACAACCCAGTATTTATAGGGTTAGAAGAAACAACATTTACAATGGCGATCCAACCGTTTCTCCAAGAGGAAATGAGACGAAGGAATAAGTTTATCAATATTACCCCAGTAAAACATAAGGGGATAAACAAGGAGCAAAGAATCCGAGGACTGATACCTCGTTGGGAAAGTAAGTCAATATTCTTAGTAGGAGACAACTTCGAGCTGTTAGAAGAAATGAGAACATTTCCTAATGGTATGCACGATGACGTATTGGATTCAGTTTCCATGCAATTACCACACGCAAAAGCACCTTATAGAAAACCATTACCAATGATGACTAAGAATAGTGATGCAAACCCAGCTATATAGCTTGCAACTAATAATTCTTTTATGGTATAATAATACATATTATGGCTACAAAAAAAGCAACTAAGAAAAAAATCGTAGTTACTCAAGACAATGTTGACGAAATTGTACTAGATACGATCCAGTCACTAGAAGAAAGTCTTGCACAACCAAAGACATACTTAATGTGGCTTAAATTCAATGATCAAGAGTTCACTATTGAGACAGATGACATAGGGGCATCACTACTATCAATCAAGCCTACAGTACTAAAAACTAGAGTATTACTTAAAATCATTAAAGGAGACAAGGTATGCGATAAGATCCTTTCAGGTATGCAAGCAAGACAAGTATTTAGAAACAAGCTTGCAATGACTGTATTTCTAAATCGTTTAATTTTCAAATAAATCTATGGAATACAAAAACCCCTTTGACTACATCACAACAGAAGAAAACAATTATAAGACCGTTAGAGTACCGATCACCGACAGTGTAGACTGGAACATGCCAGAACACATTGAGCGGTGCTTTAATGTTGCTAATGGATGGTATCACAAGGGTAAAAACGACGGTACACGACCATATCAAGACATTGTTACTCCTATTGTTAACGTAGCACAGCGATCAGAAGGCTTTGACGTTAAGGATATTGTACCTTTCGTCAACCAACCAGATGCAGACCACCTTTCGTTCCTTATTAAGAAATATCACCCTAAATGGGCTAGAAAGTACGAACTGGACACATTCATTGATGAATTGGTAACCAGTTCAATCACATACGATCTTGCATTGGTAAAGAATATCAATCGACAGCGACCAGAACTTATCCCACTACAGAAGATTGCATTCTGCGATCAGACCGACATTATGTCAGGTCCAATATGTTTGAAACACCAGTACACCGTTGAACAGCTAACAGAGTTTAAGGGTAAGTGGTATGACGACAAGATCGAAGAAGCTATCACAATGTCTCTTGCACAAAAGGTGCAACCTAACCAGAACAAGACAAAGGTTAAAACACCTGGTAAGTACATTGAAGTTTACGAACTACGAGGTCAACTACCAGAATCTTGGTTAAAAGATGATGGCGACATGTTAAAATTCGTTCCACAGCTACATCTTGTTTGCTTCTATACAGCACAAGACGGAAGTAAGAACGGAATCACTCTTTACAAAGGAAAAGATAAAAAGCTTTCAGACACATACAAGGCTTTGGTATTAAACCCAGTATTCGGTCGTGCTTGTGGTAAATCAATCGTAGAAACACTCTTCGATCCACAAGTTTGGACTAACTACAGTGCTATTAAGATCAAAAACCTTTTGGACAGTGCTATTACAATGTTCCAGACAGCAGACGAGGAAATTGCAGGTCAGAAGCTTACAGAATTACCTAACAACACGATCCTCAAACACAGTGACGGAAAGCCACTTACAAAGGTGGATGGTACGTTGCAGAACCTACCAGCCTTTACAAACTACCAAGTAGGATTAGAAAACTCTGCTCGAGTACTCGGATCAGCTTCTGATGCACAGCTTGGTACAAACCCTACTTCTGGTACACCGTTTGCACTACAACAGCTTGTGGTACAGCAGGGACAAGGTATTCACGAGTTTAGACAAGGTAAGATCGCTACATTCTTTGCAGACGTACTCTACCGAGACTTCATACTCGACATGCTTGTGAAGGATATGAATAACGGTGTTACATTCTCAGATGAGTTATCACTTGAAGAAATGCAATGGGTAGTAAGTCGTATGGTAGACCGAGCTGTTCAGGACAAGATTGAGAAACAAATCATGACAAGTGGAATAGTTCCTACTAACCAAGATCGAGAATTGATGAAGGAAGTAATGCGAACAGAGTTAAGTAAAAAAGGAAATAAGAAATTCCTTGAAATCGTAAAAGATGAGTTGGAAAATATCCCGATGGATGTAATGGTAAATATTAAAGGTAAGCAGCGATACATGGCACAGAACGCAGACAAGATCACAAACATGATCAAGTTCGTACTCGGAAATGCAGATGCTATAGCACGTTTCCCAGACATCGGAACATCAATCAATCAACTTTTGGAAGAATCAGGTATGAGTGCTATCGACTTTGCTACAACGCTTAAGTCAGTATCAGTACCTCCAGAGGCAGTTGCACCGCAAGAGCAGCCTCAATTACAAGAACCAGTAGCAGCATAATATTATGATTAAAGATTATCTAACAGATTTAGAAATTGAGAAAATTGAAGCATTTTGTACAGATGAAGCAATGCTTGAAGCTGTACGAAAAGTATTACTAGCAGGTGTGTACTATTCAGGAGCTTTGAAAAAAGGAGAAAAGCTTGAACCTAAAAACCAAGCATTCGACTTGATCTCAAAGTCTTACACAAGCGGTACAGAACTTTCAGATCAGTTGTTAGGACAAGGAATCCGAGGACTATTTGAGGGAGTTAACATGGTGGAACAAGCATTCGGTCACTTGAAAACAATCAAGAAGCCAAAAGCTAATGTCGAAACACCTTATAACGAAGCAATATAATTATGGCAAATAAATATAAAAATATTTCAGCATCTAACCTTGTTAAAACAGGATTTGGTACAATTTCAGCAGTAATTGTGAACTCACATACTTCTGGTACTATCAAGCTTTGGGATAACACATCAGCTGCTGGAACAGTAATCTGCAACACTATTACCTTAGTAGCAGGTGAACGAGTAATTGATCTAGAAGGAATCTCTTTCAATACAGGACTTTATGTAACTATTGGAGGTACAGCAGACGTGACTATTGTTTATTCGTAATCAATAGTTGACGTTTAATTATTAAAAATGGTATAATTATACCATACAAGAAACCGCAACTTTGATAAATGGCGGACTAACTAGAACTTCACTATGTCAAACGAAGAAAATACTCCTATTGTGGGACTGGATGATAATGATACCACTAACGAAGAAGTAGTTGATACTACTGATTCAAACCAAGATGATGATTCTCATGCAGATTCAACAGATTGGAAAGCAGAAGCTCTAAAGTATAAGGCGATCCTAGACCGTAATAAGGATAGGAATACCAGTACTAAAAAAGCACCTGCGTCAAATGACTTGGATTATGGTGCTAAAGCTTTCTTAGCAGTACAAGGAATTAAAGGTTCAGACGAATTAAAGCTTGTAAAAGACTTTATGTCTAACACTGGAAAAGATCTTGATAGTGTTGTAGAAAGTAAGCATTTCAAAGCAGAGCTTGACGAAATGCGAGAACTTAAACGAACAGCTGATGCTACCCCTTCTGGTAACAAACGAACAGGACAATCTGCTCGTGATAGTGTTGAGTATTGGATCGCTAAAGGTGAATTACCTCCAGTATCTGATGCCGACCTACGACGACAAGTTGTTAACGCTCGTATGAAGAAAGAAGTAACAAAATCAGCGTTCTATAACGGATAAGCCATAACCCATTGTTATTTGTAAACTTAATCATTTAACCTTTAAACAAAAAAATGGCAATTGTATATAAAGAAGAGTTTGAAACAAAGCTCCAAGAACGTTTATCAGAAAACAACAAGTGGAAAGAAGTTTGTAAAGTAACTTATACTGATTCAAACACACTTCACAATCCTTACCTTACAGATGCTACAGTAGCAACTGGAACACGAGGTACAGGTTACACTTCAGTAGCTGTAGCAACAACAGATGACACCGTAGTAATCAACACTTACGAATATTCTGCAATGCACATCGACCGAGCTGATCTTGCACAAAAAACATTCACAGACTGGATGGAAATTGCAGACAACATGGCTATCAAATTGAACGAATCAATTGAAACAGCTATGCTTGCAGCTCACGCTCAATGGACAAACTTTGACAACGCATCTATCGGTGGAGCAGCTGGAAACATTACAGTTTCTGAATCTAACATTGACGACATTATCGCTGGTATCGCTCGAGAAATTCGAGAAGCTAACGGTGAAGCTAAAATGGAACGAGACGGAGCATTCATTATCTGGCGTGCAGCAGACTTTGAGAAAGTGCAGAAATATGCAGCTGCTCAAGGTTTCTCTACAGCTGATGATGTATTGAAGAACGGAATCAAGCAAGGATTCACATACATGGGATTTGAACACTACAGTTCAAACAAACATGCAGCTGGACACTTGTTCGCAGGTGTTAAGAAAGCATTCCATGTTGGAATCGTTAAATCTACTTACGGTCTTATGACAGAAATCATGAACCCAGTAGTAGGTGGAGCACAAATTTCAGGAATTGGTTTGGAATCTCGAGTAGACTACAAATTCAAAGCTTGGAACAATGTTGCCCCAGTTCTCTTTGATGTACTTGTTAGTTAAATTTATATAGTCGTCTCTTTTACTAGAATAAACTATATAATACTATGTCTGGATATTTTCCAAAATTCGCTAAAGCAGACGGTCTTGAACTAACTGCATACGAAGTATTCCCTAACTCTGCACAAGGTGCTGCTAATACAGTACCAGCAGGAGTTCGAGTGGTTAAAGTAGGAGCTAACGTAAACGATGTAAACGATTTCCTCGTATTGCCATCACTTGCTACAGTACCTTCTGGACACCAAATTACTGTTATTGCAGGAGCTGCTAACTGTGAAGTTCGCACCCCAGCAGCATCAGCACAAGAAATTAACAGTGAAGACTGTGACGGAACAAAAGAATACCTTTTGACTGCTACACAAATTCACACATTCACAAAGATTGATAATACAATCGGATGGATGGGAGAAGGGCGAACAGCTATCGGAGCTTACGCTACAGCTATCATTCCTGATTAGTTTTCTAACTCTTGCCCTTTAGGGGGCTTGGGATTAGCAAATTAAGCTAAATTATATGTCATTAAACTTCACACAAACAACAGAACTTATCGATCGTAACTGTAAGAGTGACAGCGTTAGCTATCCTATTGCAGAAAAGACCGCAGACATTAACTTAGCGATGGATAAGGCGTTTGAACTTATCTTTAGAGCATCAGGAACGTGGCAATTTGACGATAGTAATCACGAAAAATACCCATTCATTACAACTGAACTAACTCAAGGACAGCGTGACTACTCATTCACCACAGATGAACAAGGAAATCTTATCTTGGACATTTATAAGGTGATGGTTAAGAACGCAGCAGGTCACTACGAGGAAATATTTCCAGTAGATCAGCAAAGCGACCCAGATACAGGATCATTCTACGATGGACAAGACATTCAAGGGCGACCTTACCGATACGATAAAACAGGAAACGGTATATTCCTCGATCCAGTACCAGACGAGACAGTATCGGCAGGACTAAAGATATTTATCAATCGAGAAGGGTCATACTTCACAACATCAGACACTACTAAAAAGGCAGGATTTGCAGGATTGTTTCACGAATACCTTGCACTTCGACCTAGTTATCAGTACGCATATCGAAACGGTCTATCTAACAAGAACGATCTAAAAAACGAAATGCTAGAAATGGAATCATCAATGCGTAAACACTACAGAAGTAGAGCAAAAGATGAACGATTACAAATTACCCCAGTACCAATTAACAGTATTTAACAAATAATATTATGGCAACATATAACAAATTCAATTCATTCGTTGAGGCAGTTGCAGAAAAAGTACACAACTTAGGTTCAGATACGCTTACAGTTGCACTATGTGCAGCAGCAAACGCACCTGTGGCAAGTAACACTGTTCTTGCAAACCTTACACAGATCGCATACACAAACCTTTCGTCACGAGTTATCACAACAGCATCTTCTGCTCAAACTTCTGGTACATATAAACTAACTCTTAACGACTTAGTACTTACAGCATCAGGAAACGTAGCAACGTTTCGATACGTTGTAATCTATAACGACACAGCATCTAACGACGAGCTTATCGCATGGTTTGACTACGGTTCAAACGTAACTCTTTCATCAGGAGATACATTTACAATCGACTTCGACGCTTCAAACGGACTTCTACAAATCGCTTAACTAAACCAACATTATGGCACTAACAGATAATCTCGTTTCATATTGGAAAATGGAAGACGTGAACGACGCTGTTGGTAGTCGTACGTTAACAAACAATAATACCGTTACTTTCCCAAGTGGAAAGGTAAACAATGCTGGTTCTTTCAATGGTTCAAATCAATATCTGTCTCGAGCAAGTGATGCTGGACTACAGATCACAGGTGCGTTAACAATATCGTTTTGGATTAATTGCGACACATTAACTGGTACGCAAGTAATTGTAGCTAAATCAAACGGAGATATTTCTAACTATGAATTTGAAATATCTAGGGGGAGTAGTGGTCAATTAAATTTTACATCATCAAATACATCTAATTACTTTAACGCATACACAGCAAATAGCATTATTACATCTGGTACTTGGTATCATGTAGTGATGCGAAAATCTGGAAACGTAAACGGTATTGATGCTATTACATTTCGTGTAAATGGAACAACATACTCTACTACTGTTGGATCTTCTAACATTTCAAATGTTAATACAAGTTCATACGATTTTGCAATCGGTAGACGTGGTGGTGCAAGTAATTTGTATTTTGATGGACTAATAGATGAAGTAGGAATATGGAATAAGAACATGAGTGACGCAGAAGCTGATCAGTTATACAACTCAGGTTCAGGAACTACATACCCATTTGGAACTAACTATCCTATCACAGCTGTTCAAGGTTCATACACATTGACTGGACAAGCAACTGGTCTTCTACAAGGATTAAAAATGCTCGGTGCATACGCAACATACGTTTACACTGGATTTGATACAGTATTCAATTTAGGTAAGGGATTTGCGGCTGACTTTGGATCATACGTTCTTACTGGTAACGATACACTATTCAGTAAGGTAATTAGTATGGTTGCAGACTATGGATCATACGCACTAACAGGATTCGGTGTGACAATCCAGAAAGGAATATCTATTGTTGTTACAGCTGGTTCTTATGTTTTAACAGGTTTTAATGCAAGATTTCCACGCTATTGGACAAACATTGCAAAGAGTGTAACGAGCTGGATCAATAACACTAAGAACAGCACTACATGGAATAACCAAGATAAAACAGACATTTAATTTATGGACACACAAACACAAATCCAAAACTTAACAGAACGTGTAACTAAGCTTGAGGCTTTCATTGAAAGTATTAAAAGCTCTGCTAACTTCCCTATTGAGGTTCAAGACGCCTTTATTGCTAAAGGATTTTTGAAGGCAGATGATCAGTTACTCTATTATGGAGGATTTGCTGCTAGACAATTCAATTCACTAGTAGTTCGATCTGGATTTAAGAAGTATGTAATAAGTACAGACAATCTCGCATACTTTGTACCTGTTTCTATAGATATAGGAACAGACATATTAACAACAAAGGATGGAACAACTATGGCAGATGGGTATACGGTAATATTTTATTCGAATGGAGACGTTCCAGTAGATCTACAAAATGGACAGCCTCTTTATGTAGTAAACTCATCGGGGACATCGTTTCAGGTATCGCTTACTATCGGAGGTGCTGCTATAGACATTACTGCACAGGGTTACGGTGAAGTATACGCTAACATAATTGATTCATAATATATGGCTTACATCATTCCAAATCCACAGACAAAGAGTTTAGTACAATTAAACCAGAACGAAACATCTGGTTCTTTGTACGTTACCAAAAACATTTCTATTGATACACTTGGTCAGATCAAGCTTTCTCCTACATCTATCGCAACAATGACACGAGACGATAGTTCTGATTTTGACACAGTTGATTCACTATTTAAGACAGATAATGGATTGTATTTAAACTCTAAAGTGGTTTGGAACGCACTTAATGTTCTTTTAAGGACATTTACAAGCCTCGGAACTGATACAAACGCACCAACTCCTAGCATTGAGGCAGATGGTATATTTTTCAACGGTGTCGAAGTTGTTTCTGATGGAACAGAAGTTCGCTACCGTTCTGGTGCTAGCACATGGACAACCATATCACCTTCATTAAGTTTGACTTCTAGTGCTCCAACACAAATGGCGGTATTTGATTCATTCAACTCACTACTTGTAGCAAATGCTAACACAGTAAAAATGGTAGATACTTCATGGATCGTAACAAAGACACTAACGCTACCAAACAGTTATCAGATCACAAGTATCGACGTAAACAATAATACTGTTTATATAGGGACTAGACACGTTGCAAACGGAGAGGCTAAAATGTTTGTTTGGGATGGTTCTACAACTGGTAACAACGGATCTTTCGGTGTAGGTGCTTTCGAAATATTTGCATTAAGAGCTTATAAGCAGTCATGTGTGGCAATTACTTCTGCTGGCGAACTGTTACAGTTTAACGGAGGTGGATTTACAAGAATTGCACAGCTACCTGTTTACTACCAAAACAAGTCTTGGGCAGACGCCCAAAATGACCACAGTAAAATCTCTAACCGAGGTATGGTTGTTGATGGTGAATATATTTATATACGACTTGATTCACAATGCGATTCACGAGACGGTTATTTTAATCCAACTTTCCCAGGTGGTGTATGGTGCTTTGATCCAAACGTTGGACTATATTGCAAGTACACACCTTCATTCTCAAAAGTTTCAGCGGTAAACCTAAGTACAGGTAACGTAAACACTACTACGAACGTAATTACACTCGGTACAGCCCCTATTACTGGTACTCCGATTATTTATGAAACATTCGGATCAACAAGTATAGGCGTTAAAGATTTTGTTCCGTATTACGCAATTAAATTAAGTAGCACTACAATCCAACTAGCAGAGACATATAGCGATGCAGTTGCCAGCACACCTGTTCCAGTTGATCTAACAAGTACAGGAAATGGATTCCAGTATCTATATATTATCAATACAAACGATTATGGTTGGTCTATGCCTGGTGCTCGTGGTGCAGTAGACGTGCTAACACCACTAATAGCCAATAATGACGCCTTAGCAGAGCGTGTAGTGTTCACAGCAGAGCTTCATGCTAAGCAAGCGGCTGGTACACGAAGAACCGTATTTAACGTAGTAAATCATAAGATTCCAAACGTAGGTTACTTCGTAACACCAAAGCTCAACTCGGCAAACCTTGAAGATACTTATGGAAAAATGTTTATCAAGTTTAAAGAGTTAAAGACAGACGATAAGATTCAGAT